GTCGGACTCCCTTTCACTTTGGCTTTTTGCCCTCCAAGGAGGATACCAATCAGCCGTCTAGACGGTGGGATAGACCACGAAACAACTGAGTCTAACTGAGACTCACAACTTTTTACGTAAAGAGACAAGCAAATATACCTTTAATTTTTAACTTAAAATGGCTCATCAGAGTAGTGATCTGACTACTAGCTTAACCCAGCTAGGTCAGGCAAATGGAGCTGGCGACAAACGTGCCCTCTATTTAAAATTATTCTCAGGTGAAATGTTCAAAGGATTCCAGCACGAGACAATAGCTCGTGACATGGTAATGAAGAGATCATTAAAAAATGGAAAATCTCTACAGTTTATCTACACAGGTAGAACAACTGCTGAGTACCATACACCGGGAAATAGCATACTTGGAAACTCCGACGGAGCACCTCCAGTAGCTGAGAAAACAATTACAGTTGACGATTTATTAATCAGTTCTGCATTTGTTTATGAGCTAGACGAGACACTAGCACACTATGAATTACGTGGTGAAATTTCCAAGAAAATTGGATATGCTCTCGCTGAGAAATATGACAGACTTATCTTCCGTGCAATAACACGTGGAGCTAGAGCTGCTTCTCCAATCTCCAAGTCCAACTTTGTTGAACCCGGAGGTACACAGATAAGAGTTGGTGCTACAACTAACGACTCAGACGCTTTCCTTTCAGACAAACTTGTAGCTGCTTTCTATGAAGCTGCTGCTGCTTTAGATGAAAAAGGGGTAAGCTCTTCAGGACGTTGTGCGGTACTCAACCCTCGTCAATATTATGAACTTATCACTGCTGTTGGTACAAACGGACTCGTTAACAGAGACGTTCAAGGTACTGCTTTACAGTCTGGTAATGGCATAATCGAAATCGCTGGTATCAAAGTGTACAAGTCAATGAACATTCCTTTCCTTGGCAAGTATGGTACAGCGTTTGGTGGAACAACAGGTAAAACTTCTCCATCAAATATGGGATCTTTCGTAGGTCCAGCAATGGAAAACGCATCAGGTGCGTCTACTGGAATCAACAACGACTATGGTACTGCTACAGAAATGACAGCCAAGTCATGTGGTTTGATCTTCCAGAAAGAAGCTGCTGGTGTTGTGGAAGCAATCGGTCCTCAAGTCCAAGTGACTTCAGGGGATGTGTCGGTTGTTTACCAAGGCGATGTCATATTAGGGCGTCTAGCTATGGGGGCGGATTACTTAAATCCTGCTGCCGCAGTAGAATTATACGTTGGTGCTTCAGCTCCTTCTGCATTCTAATTTATACATTTTATACGGGACCTTCGGGTCCCTTTTTTTTTATGGCTACTTCAACTATTGCAACCGATACCGAACTATCCGCAGTCAATTCTATTTTGGGTGCCATAGGTCAATCACCACTTACAACTTTAAATTTTACCAATCCAGAAACAGCATTTATATACAACATATTTCAGGAATCAATTAAAGATTGTTTAAATGAGGGTTGGCATTTTAATACTGAGGAACACATTAAAGTGTCTCCTGAAGCTGGTACTGGCTACATAAAAATTCCTACAAGCTATCTACGTTACGACTTAAATGATGGTCAAGCTGATAGGAAAATGGATCTTGTTAAACGGAATGGAAGACTTTATGACAAGGTTCATCACACTGATGTCTTTACAACTGATCTTGAACTTGACGTTGTTTATCTATATACCTTCGAGGACATCCCTTCAGTTTTTCAACGCTACATAATTGCTAAAGCTTCAACAAGAGCAGCTACTCAATTAGTTGCTAATAGAGAATTAGTTGGACTTTTACAGCAACAAGAAGGAATAACAAGAGCAGCAGTCTTGGAATATGAGTGCAATCAAGGTGATCATTCCTTTATGGGCTGGCCACATGACACATCTTATAGAGCATATCAACCTTACAAATCATTGATTAGATAATGGCAAGTGTTACTCAATTAGTATCAACATTAACGGGAGGAGTTTCCCAACAAGCAGATGAATTAAAAGTTCCGGGGCAAGTTAATGTTGCAGACAATGTATTACCTGACATAACACATGGTCTAATGAAACGCCCCGGTGGAAAGTTAATAGCTTCTTTAAGTGATGGAACAAATAATACTGTTGCTAATGGTAGATGGTTTCATTACTACAGAGATGAAGATGAACAATATATTGGACAGATAAGTAGAGCTGGTGATATCAATATGTGGAAGTGTAGTGACGGTTCAGAGATGACCGTTAATTACACAACTTCTGTTGCTTCTCAACTTACTTCATATTTAACTCATAGTAATGATGAAGATATACAGACTCTTACTGTTAATGATTTTACTTTTATTACCAATAGAACTAAGACGGTTGCTATGGCTTCAACTGTTGAGCCAGTTAGACCACCTGAAGTTTTTTTAGAATTAGATCAAATTAAATATGCTAGTCAGTATGCTTTAAATCTATTTGATAATACAACTACACAATCCGTTTCCACGGTTACAAGAATAAGTGTAGATCAAGTTAGATCAAGTAATAACTACTGTAATACTGATGGAACAATTGCTAGTCATACCGCCAGAGTTAACAATGTAACTAGGTGTGATGCTAGTACTCAATCTCCTAATGATGATGATGTAGCTCCTAACGTTGGTACAAGAGTTTTTGATATATCCAGTGGTGGAACTTTAGTAGATGAAGAAGCAGTATCAACTATGAATGGTACTGATTTCTCGTATCAAGTAAATATTTATAATTCATCTAACCAGTCAGGACAGACTGGTAGATCAAATTTATATTTTAGAATTACTTGTACTGGTCAATCAAACCCAGTTGGTGAAGGATCTAATGTTGAATATAGAGCGAGATATACAACTACAAATGATCTTTTATATGGAGGTGAAGGTTGGCAGACTGGTGACTATTTCTATGTATATATGAAAGATGCTTACTACAAAGTAAAAGTAGAAGCTACAAGTACATCTCAAGTTCAAGCCAACCTTGGTTTAATAAGACCTAAACCAACATCATTTGAAACTAGGACAACTGTTACTGCTGAATCAATATTAGGAGATCTAAGAACTGCAATTATTGCAACTGGTAATTTTACAAGTGCCAATGTTCAACAGATAGGAAATGGTTTATACATCACTAGATCATCTGGAAGTTTTAATGCTACAGCTCCAAGTTCTCAACTAATGAATGTTGTGTCTGGAAAGATTTTGACTGTAGAAGATTTACCAAAAAACTGTAAACATGGAATGGTAATTAATATCTCCAACAGTAATCAAACAGAAGAAGATGATTATTTCGTTAAGTTTATAGGTGTTAATAATCGAGATGGAGATGGTGTTTGGGAAGAATGTCCTAAGCCGGGAACTGAAATTGAGTACGATAAAAGTACTATGCCAATTAAGTTAGTTCGTGAAGCTAATGGTACCTTTACAGTTTCTCAAGTTGATTATGATCTAGCTCAATGTGGTGATACATCAGTTAACTCCACTAACCCAAGAGCATCCTTTGTAGGAAAGACAATTAATAAAATGCTTTTCTATAGAAATAGATTAGTAATGCTGAGTAATGAAAATATAATCATGTCCCGTCCCGGGAGCTTTTTTAATTTTTGGTACAAGACTGCAACGACATTTTCAAATATAGATGTCATTGATGTTTCCTGTAGTTCTAACTACCCAGCTATTGTTTATGACGGCATTCAGGTTAATGAAGGATTACTGATATTTACCAAAAACCAACAATTCCTAGTAACAACAGATAGTGATATTTTAAGTCCAACGACTATCAAACTTAATGCATTAGCTTCGTATAATTTCAATCATAAGACTAATCCGATTTCATTAGGTACCACAGTCGGTTTCCTAGATAACGCTAATAAATACAGTCGATTCTTTGAAATGGCTAATCTTAGTAGACGAAGTGAGCCGACTGTTGTTGAACAAAGTAAAGTTGTTTCTCAATTATTTGCTAGAGATTTAAAAATAATTTCTAACTCAAGAGAAAATAGTTTAATCTTTTTTAGTGAAGAAGACACTTCTACAATATATGGTTATCGATATTTCAATTTAGGTAACAAGCGAGCAATGGAAGCTTGGTTTACTTGGTCAGTTACTGGAACAATTAGATATCACTGTATGCTTGATGATGCATTATTTGTAGTGGTTAAGAATGGAAGTAAAGATCAGTTATTACGTTATTCAGTTAAGTTAGATGACCAAGGTCATTATGTAACTGATGGAGAGGATTATCCTATTCATTTAGATCACAGTACAAGTGTCACTGCTGGCGGAAATACTTATAACTCAACTCACAATAAAACAACTATACCTTTACCAAATGGTTTTACAAATACATCAGCAACCATAGTTGCTTTTGATACTGACACTGGTACTAACTTAGGACGATATGCCGTTGGTACTATTAACGGTTCAAACGTAGAGTTTTATGGTGACTGGTCTGGTGAAACATTTATTATTGGTTATCTCTTTGAAATGAAAATAGAGTTACCAACTATCTACTACAAAACACAAGTTGGCGAAGCATGGAGAGCTGATACTAGAGCTGATTTAATTATACATAGAGTGAAATTTAGTTTTGGTAATGTTGGAGTGTATTCAATTGAAATCGATAGACTTGGAAAACCTACTTATATAGAAGAGAGAGAAGTAAATGATGCAAATACAGTAAATGCAAACACTTTAACTTTCTTAGATAAAAGTGAAGAGACAGTACCTTGTTATGAAAGAAATAAAACTTTAACAGTAAAAATTAAATCAAAACACCCAGCTCCTGCAACCATTGTTTCTTACAACTGGGAAGGAGATCTAAACAATAGAAATTATAAACGTGTCTAAATACATTCACCCTGCAACATTGGAAGCTGCTCTAGGAGTGGCTTCTAATTTGTTACCAGAAGATCGTTCGGAATTAGTCGAGGGTCATGGACATGATCCTGAAAATGGAGTAGTTATTGCAATTAACAATAGCGACTCTGTTTATTTCAAAGTGCCGAATGGTGAGTTAGCTGGATTAGCTGGAGTCAATATTAAAGGGCAGATCTGGATGCTCTGTACACCAGCCATCCTTAAGTATCCACATACATTTGCTAAAGAAGCAAAGAGATATGTAGAAAGTCGCAAGGAGCCGTTACTTTGGAACGTTGTTGATAAACGAAACAAAGTACATTTAAGACTTCTGAAGTTCCTAGGGTTCAAGTTTTTAAGGGAACTAAAATATGGACCCAATCAATTATCCTTTATAGAGTTTTGCCGTGTGGGGAGCAGTATTTAGTGGTGCTAGTTCAATACTTGGTGGATTTGCTGCAAGCAGTGCAGCGAAAGCTCGTAACAGAGCAGCCATACGAGAATACGAAAGACGTTTAGAAATACGTAAGCGTAGATGGTTTCAAGACCTCTCGATTTATGGAGCCAAAGTAAATAAGTACACCACAGATTTAAATGAAAATGACCTAGCAGCTAACCGAGGGTACGCCCAAGCACAAGCTGCATTAGGTGCGCAGCAGTCAAAAGCACTTGCTGCAAGTCAAGAAAAGTTCAAACAATATGTCAATCAAAAATTAGGAAAACGAATAGCTAGTGGAGCTACTGGTCGAGGAGTCGCAAGATTACAGACTATGGACTTTGCAGCATTCGGACAACAGCAAGCTGACCTAGCTTTCAAACTAACTAGATCAGGAGAAGCTTATCAATCTCAAGTTGAAGCAATTAGAAATCAACAGAAGAGTCAGAGAAATCAACTATTTGGAAATGTTATGTTCACACCTGTGGCAAGCGTTCCTCCAAATGCTCCTCAAATGGAGAATACATCTATGCCAATATTACAAGGTTTCTTAGGAGCCGCTTCGTCATTTGCTGGCGGAATGGAAACAAATACAGGACTAAATAATGTTCAAGGTGGAGGGATGGATTTTATTGGACCATATTCATCTAGTTACTATGCACCATATTCAGGAGGTTCATAACTATGACTGAACAAATAGGTTTTAACCCGATAAGATCGGAAGATTACGCCGCACCCCTTCAAGAGAGTTACAAACAGATCAACGAAGGAATGGACAATTACTGGGCACAAGAATCCAGTAACTACAAAAGAGCTGCTGAAATAGCTGGTCAAAATCTCAAGTCTTTATCTGAAATGTCAGGTACCCTTGGTAAATATTTTGCTAAGAAAGACGAAGAGAAAAGAGTAGCTGATAGAGCTAAAGGTTATATGTGGATGCAAGAGAATGGGATAGATCCCGGACAGGCGCAATCATTTAAAGAAGCCGAAGCTAAAGCTAGAGCAGAAGGAAACATTATTAACGAAGAGATCTTTAACTGGGAACAGCAAGGTGGAGACATCTGGACTTCTGAAAGCTTTAGAAAGATGAATGCATCTGAAAAGTTAGGAGCTGTTACAGCGTGGTCTCAACAGAAAGCTGCTCATTATAATCCTGCTGAAGCTACAAAAGGAGCTGCAACATATGAAGAATATAATGCTGCTTTAACTAACTATAGATTTAATTTCTACAAGCAATTTGGTGATATCAACCCAGCTATTCTCAATGAATATGTTTTTGGTACTGTCAGAAAAGCTGACTCTAATAACTACTCAGAGTGGTATTCAACTAGAGAAAATGAAATTAAAGCTAATAGAACTGAGAAATATCAAACTGAATTAGAAGCATGTATTAGAGGTGGTAATGGAACCTCATGTGTCTTTAACTATCAAGATAGTCAAACTATCAATGGAATGAATAAAGGTGAATCTACTAGAGATGCTTTTAAAGTTCTGAAAGAAATGGCTAAAAACAAAACTCTTACAAAAGAGTTATATGTACAGATTTTGGCTGAGAATAAACAGTTTGAACATGCTGGTAGAAATAATGAGCTAGTTAAATTTAATGATGAATTTTTTGAAGATTTAGCTGAAATAGAACAATTAATGGAATCTGCGGAAATAGCTGATTTTCAAAGATCTGAATCTATAAAGAAAATATCTAATAACAAAGAGTACACAGAATTAATTAATACATTTGAATGGACTGATTATGGTTTACATCCAGATGCTATAAACAAACTTAAATTCTTACAAAGTGAGCAACGTAGAATAAAGGGTTTTTCTCATCCACAAATAGATAATGCTATTAAAGACTTTGGACATAAAGAAAACTACTACAAAGACAGAAAGTCAGATTTAACTGAAGCCATAATGAATGGTGAAGTTTGGTCAGCAGAAGATGCCATAGCTCAAGGTTATGAGATGCCTGTTTATATGGATAAAAATGTACAAGATCTTTTTAAGAATGTACAGAATGCAAGATTTGATTATGAAACACAAGCTGGTTATATAGAGAATTTAATTCTTTCAAAAGCACAAGTTACTAACGAAACTAAGAGTGATGAAATTGCACAATTAATTAATCACTTTCAAGGGTTGTTAAAACAAAATATGATATCTGCTGCTATTGCTGAACCTGATAATAAGAATATTGGTTCACAACAATATGAGATTCTAAAGAATGCATTTACATCAGATATTGAAAATCCAGATGCTAGTAAATCTATTTATAGACCTAACGGTAATTGGAAAGCTCCTACCTCAATTGATGTATCTAATATCCCAACTATTCAATCTGACAACAAAGCAATAATCCAGACAATAGATAAATTAACTCAAAAAGGATTTAAAGAATCCGTGATGACTGCTAACAGTTTTTTCTCTCCAGATCAATTAATAAAGTATGGAGAAGAATATAGTAAGGGTACATTTGTAGTTCCAGCTAGAGCTAATTACATAGCAAGAAGATTTGGTTACAAAGGTCCAGATGGAGAATTACTTACTGGTTTAGATGTTATTAACTATGCCAGAGAAGCTGTAGATCTTGAACCATTAGAGAAACCAGAAGCAATTTCAAACCTTGAAAAATTAGATAGCTTGTCTATAGATGAATTAACTTACAACAAAACTGATGCTTCTACAAATAGAGTTATTGGCAAGAATAAAGAGTTAGTTCCTGAACTAAATGATTCCATAATGCACCCGTTAGTTAAGGAATATTTGAAGGAAAATTCACATCAATCTAAACTAAAAGGTGGAGAGAATATGTCTCTTGAAGGGTTTTGGCAACAATCTAGAACTCTTGAAAATAGAATAAAAGAGAATCATGGAGAAGATAGTCCAGTACATTTAAAGATACAGAAAATTAAAAAGGATACTGATTCTCTTTACAAAGAAGAATTAAAAAAAGGTGGTCTTTTAGAAAAGATGTCCAATGTTGATAGACAACAATGGAGAAGACAAAAATATCTTGACATGCTTTATGAGAATTTAGGGGAAGAGCAAATACAATCGTGGGTTTCAGAACTAGAAACAGAACAAGCAGTTAATAGCGATATTGATTTTGCTGTATCTATGGATTTCTTATCTGCCTACAATTATGACTTTGCCAATGTTCCACTAATTAATGATGGTGAGTTTGAACCATGGGATCAAAACCGATGGACTCAACTTATGTATAAACATACTGGAGATATGCAATATCTAGAGATGTTAAAAAGACCAAGTTTCATACAAACAAATGAATGATGAAGAAAATGAAGTAGTATATCCGACGGTTACTGAAGAAGCTCAATCCTATTCAGATCAAATTCAAGCTGGATTTGATTTAGAAGAA